GTGGAGGTGCTGCTCAAACAAACAGCGGTAATACACAAGGTGCTACAGGCGGAAATGGTGAAATTCAATATAGGTTTTTAAGAGTTCAATAGTATATTATAGAAGCCTATGGCTAATATATCTAAATGGTTTGGTTATCCTATTTACATAACTAAATTAGAAAATTTTGAAAAGATAAATAAAAAAATATTACCTATTATAATAAATAATATAACTCCTACTAATTCTCAATATTCTAAAACTACAGATATAAAAGCAAAAGATTTACAATCAATAGATGATAATTTACATATTGATAAAAGATTTAATGAACTTTATAATGAAATAACAAAAGTAATTGAAGGTTGTTTATTAGCTCAAAAATATAATTTAGATTTATTTGAAATATATATAACAAAATCTTGGGCTACCTTATCGACTAAAGAACAATTTATATCTTATCATAGACATATGAGTAGTCATTTTAGTTTTGTTTATTATCCACAAGCTCACGAACAAGGAAATTTATTTTTATTAGATGATGATGCTCATAAAGTAGGATTAAACATACCAAAAAGAGAACCTTATTTTACAGAATGGAATCAAAATAATTATGGTAAAGCAGAGTATCCAGCAGAGACAGGTAATATAATTATATTTCCATCTATGATGTTTCATGAAACTGGTAAAAATAATAAAGAAAAACCTAGAATATCAATTTCAGGAGATATTTTACTTACTATGAAAAAAGGTATTAAATCAGAACATAATATACCTAGTCCAGATACTTGGAAAAAGCTATAAAATAGGCTTACTTCTTTCTTTTATTTAATATATAATAACAAAAAAATAGTATAAATTTATGCCATTAACTCAATTAAATTTTCAACCTGGAATAGATACTGAAAACACACCTACAGGTGCTGAAAGTAAATGGATAGATTGTGATAAAGTAAGATTTAGAAAAGGTCTTCCACAAAAAATAGGTGGATGGACAAAATTTAGTACAGGTTATTATGTTGGAGTAGGACGAGCTTTAGAACAATGGTTTGGTCTAGATGGTGGTCGTTACGAAGCTCTAGGAACAGATAGAAAAATTTATGCTTATGCTTCAGGAACAAGTCAAGATATTACTCCTATAAGATCAACTGATGCTTTAACTAATGCCATTAGTACTACAAATGGTAGTAATATAATTACTATTATGGATACTGGTCATGGAGCTTCTCAAGGAGATTTTGTAACTTTAAGTAATGTTAGTACAACAGTAGGTGGAATTCCAGCATCAACTCTTGATGCAGAATATGAAATATTAACTATATCAAATACTGATGCTTATACTATTCAAAGTAGTGCTACAGCAAATGCTAATGTTGCTCCTACTGGTAATTGTACTGCAACTTATCAAATAGGTATAGGACCTTCTATTCAAACTTTTGGTTTTGGTTGGGGATCAGGTACTTGGAACACTGGAACATGGGGAACACCAAGATCATCTTCTAATGTAGTTCTTGATGCTCGGCTATGGTCGATAAATAATTGGGGTGAAGATTTAATTATCACTCAAAAAGATGGAGCAACTTACGAATGGAATTTATCTGGTGGTATGACTAATAATAGAGCTACAGCAGTTGCTAATGCTCCTTCTAATTCTACTCTGTCAATGATATCAACAGAAACTAGACACGTAGTATGTTTAGGTACAGAAACTGAAATTGGAAATACTGCAAGTCAAGATAAAATGTTTATAAGATGGTCTGATCAAGAAAATTATAATCAATGGTCACCTAATGTAGTCAACTCTGCTGGATCACAAAGAATTGCTGGAGGAAGTGAAATACGTTGTGCAAGACCTGCAAAAGGTACTATGCTAGTATGGACAGATACAACAATGAATTCTATGTCTTTTATTGGTCCTCCTTTTATATTTGGTTTTAGACAATTAGGTAACGACTGCGGAGCTGTTGGTCTTAACTCTGCGATAGTAATAGATGATATTGCTTATTGGATGTCTGATGGACAATTTTTTAGATACGCAGGATCAGTTCAAGAAATACCTTGTCCTATATTAAATCATGTATTTGACAATATTAATAAAGCTCAATACTCACAAGTTTATGCTGGACAAAATTCTAATTTTTCTGAAGTGATATGGTACTATTGTTCTAGTGCCTCGGATCAATGTGATCGATATGCAATTTATAATTATTTAGAAAACTCTTGGTATTTTGGAACTATGAATAGAAGTACTTATCAAGATAATGGAGTTGAATTAAATCCTTTAGCTACAGAGTATTTTCCTAATTCTAATGTAACTTCTATAACTACAATAAATGGTGTAACTCAAGGAAGAAGTATAATCTATGCTCAAGAATCAGGAGTAAATGCTGATGGACAACCTTTAGCTTCTTATATACAATCAGGTGATGGAGATATTGCTGATGGTGAAACTTTTAGTTTTATTAATAAAATAATACCTGATTTTCAAAATCAAACTGGTAATGCAACTATTACTTTAAGAGTAAAAGACTATCCTAATGATACAGCTACAGTAGGAGAAACTTTGACTGTAAGTAATACTACGAGCTTTTTAAATACTCGTATTCGAGGAAGACAAACTAATGTAAAAATAGAAAATAGTGCTCTAGATGATAATTGGAGATTTGGAACATTAAGAGTGAACATAAAACAAGATGGAAAAAGATAAATATATAATAAGACCAGCTCGTATATCAGATGCTGTTAGAATAAGAGAATTACTTAAAACATGGCTTACAGAGGCTCCATTTAACTTTGGAAACACTAATAATACTAAAGCTCTTGAAAATATAGTATTTTACATTAAGAATAGTTTTGTTATAGTAGTAGAACATGAAAATATTATTGTAGGAACATTGGCTGCAACAGTTGATGAAACATGGTATAGTGACAAAAAGTTCATGAGAACTTTATGGTTACATGTTAATCCTAAACATAGAAACTTTAGGATCTTTCGTTCTATAATGGTAGTTTTTAAAGAATACGCACTAGCAAATAAAGTAACTGCGATATGCGAAATCTTTCAAGGTAAAGACGTTGAAAGAAAAGATAAAGCTTTTAATAAATTAGGATTTAAAGTTATCGGAGGAACTTATATAGTCAATGGGTAGTATTTTCAAACCAAGTGTTACAACAGTTCAGGCACCATCGCAGTCTCAGACTAGCTATGATATTCCTGAATATTTTAAAGAAATTCAAGAAAGAACTTTAAGACGAGGTGAACAAGAATTTAGTAAACCTTATCAAGCTTACACAGGTCAGCGTATCGCACAACTTGATCCTTATGAAATACAAGCTGGAAATATTTATCAAAATCAAATAGTACCTCAATCAGGACAATTAGCTGGAATAGGTCAAGAGATTGCAAATGTAGGTGCTACAACTTATGATACTGCAACTGCACAGGCTTATGCTAATCCATATGAGGATAGAGTTATTTCGGGAGCTTTAGGAGATTTAAGAGAAGCTTACGGTCAAACTCAAAAATCTATGGATGCTTCAGCAATAGGTGCGGGAGCTTTTGGTGGATCTAGACAAGCTATTCAAAATGTTTTAGGAGCAGAAAGATTTATAGAAAGTGCAGGAGACACATCAGCAAGATTAAGACAAGCTGGTTTTGAATCTGGTGCTAATAGATTTGCTCAAGATAGAGCAACACAAATGTCGGGACTTGGTGCTAAACTAGGTGCAGCACAAAATCAAATAGGTGCATTACAACAAGCATCAGCAGGACTTGCTGGTTTCGGAACTCAAGCTCGTGGTATAGCTCAAGCAGGACTTGCAGAAGGATATCGTGACTTTATAGAAGAAAGAGAATTTGGCGGTAATCAAGTTAAACAAATGATTGGTGCTTTATCAGGTGCTCCTATAAGAAGTTACGGAGAAGAAAGAACTGGTTATACTACAACACCAGTTGCTGGACCAAGTGCCTTTGGTCAAATAGCAGGTGCAGCAATGTCAGCATATCAAATGTCAGATATTAGATTGAAGAAAGATATTAAATTAGTTGGCAAATCTCCTAAAGGAATTAAAATTTATAACTTTAAATATAAAGATGATAATAAAACATATCAAGGCGTTATGGCTCATCAAGTACCACAAGCTTCTATTGCAAATGAATTTGGTTATTTAATGGTAGATTATAATAAACTGGACGTAGAATTTAAGGAAATATAATGGCTTCTCTTGAAGAAAAATATATAGAATATCAAAAAGATGCTCCACCAGAAGGTGCTTTATCTTTCAAAGAATTTGAAAATGCTATGAGCACTATAACTAAAAAAGAAGATGTTAAAGAAGAAGTTGTAGATACATCAGAAGAATTACCAGCAACAGAAGAATTTTCAGATGAACAATTTATGGTCGGTGACGATAGTAAAGAAATGTTTAGTATGGAGCCTAAATTAGGTGATGCTTTTGAAGTTATGACTGGTACTACTTTTGAACAAGACGATAATAGAAATGCAAGATTAGCAGATTTAGTACCAGAATTAAAAAAAGAAAATGAAGCTCTTAAAATTCAATTAACAAATAATTTACCTGATCCAGAAAAAGAAAAAGAAAAATTAATAAATATTGATAATTCTTCTTTAAGTGCTTTTACTAAAAGTATAGGTAAATCTTTCATTAATATAGCTAAAGAAGTTCCAAAAAGAATAGATGAGATTGCCGAGGATCCAAAGAAAAGAAAAAACTTTATAAGAGGATTAGAAATTATAAATGCTTCTTCTGGTATAAAACCTATTGGACAAGCTAAATCACCTTTAGGTTCTATTGCAGAAGGATTACTTAAAGCTGAAAAAGGATTCACTGCAGAAGAAATTGCTAAATTAAAAGCAAAGAAAAAAGAACCTAGAAGATATAAAAGTCCCGGAGAAGAATTACTTGTAGCTAGTATGACAGATTATAGAAAAAGAAAACAAATTGATAAAGATTTAACTAAATCAATTATTGAAAGATATAATTTAGCAAAAACTGTAGCTATGAAAGATGGCGAGTTACCTACTGGAATTCTTAATGCAACATTCAGAGATTTAAAAGGTGTTATACAAGAATTAAATTTAGGAGATAAATACGATGCTTTAGCTAAAAAATTTGCTTCTGAAGATTATACACAAATGACTTTAGAAGATCAAAATATATTTAATGATTTATTTCAAGCCGCAACTTTTGAACAAGTAGTTCAAGATGTTAAAAAACTTTATCCTGTTTCTAATAAAGACATCGATACTTTATTAAAAACTAAAGGAGATATAAGTACAAGACCTGATGCTTTAATTAGACTAATTGCAACACAAATGGCAACTAATGATATATCTACGCAATCTGAAGATATAGCATATAAATATTTTGAATTAGGTGATCAACAATTTGAAAAAAAATCTATTTTAATGTCAGAAAAAATGATTGCTGAAAAATTAAGAAAAGAAAATAAAGTTACTGATACAACTCTAGAAAAACTATTCGGTAGTGCTAAAGATGTAACTGATGCTGGTTACATTACAGCTTACTATTATCAAAATTTACAAGCTCAAAAAACAGATGGTAAATTAGATTCATTTACAGTCTTTAAAACTGCACAAAAAAATAAAGAATCAGAAATAGAAAATATTAAAAAGAAATATAAAAAAAAAGAATAAAATGATATGGTTGAAAACGAAAAAATTATTAAAGAAGATATTAAACTTCCAAACGACATTTTATCTGAAACTGACGAAATAAAATTAGAAGATAATAATGACGAAGTAAAATTAGAAGATAAAATAAAATTAGAAGATAACAATCAAGAAATTAAAGTAGAAGAAAAAGAAGAAATTAAAGTTGCTGATACTAAATTTACAGCAGAGCAAGAAAAAGATTTTAATAAATTATTAGAATTAGATATTAAACCTGAAGATGCTAAAGCAATAATTTTAGGTGAACCAGCAGAAACTAAAAAAATAAATTTTAAAGGTAAATCTGAATACGAAGTTGATAAAGAAGTTTTAGCTAATGATGGTATTGATTTAGATTTAATTATTAAATCAGAGCCAGAGGCTGCTAGTATATCAGAAGAAATATTTGTTGATAGTGCAGGTATAGAAAGTAAAGGTGGTGTAATATCTTCTAAACTTTTATATGAACTTAATGGATATAATGCTGATAAAGATAATGAAATAAAAGGCGATATAAGATTTAATTTAGGATTTGGTTTAGATGGAGCACAGTTTAAAGAAAATAATATTAAAAACATGCTTGTTGAAAGAATTACTAAATCAGGCAAATATGATAAAGAAACTTTAGCTAAATATTTAGATCAAATAGAAGTTAAAACAGTTCCGTTAGAATATGATGGAAAAAAGAAAGAGGGATTAGTTTACAGAATACCTAAAGAATTAGGTGGATCTAATATGTTTGCAGCAGTTGATTCTCCTAAAATATCTACAGATGATTTAAGAGATGCTGTAGCAGATAGTGCTCCTATCGTTGCTTCAATTATAGGTGGTACTTTTGGAAGTGCCGCTGGTCCAGTAGGTACTGTTGCAGGTTCTGCTGTAAGTGCTGGTTTTACAGAATACGCAAGATTAATGTATGGTTACCATAAGTTAGGTTTACAAAACGATTTATACTCACCTGAAGAATTTAATGAAGTTGCTATTGCTGCTTCTATTAAATATGCAGCCATTGATGCTGCTGCAACAGGAGTATTTTTAACTGGTGCAAAACTAATACTACCTACAATATTAGGAAAAAATCAATTAAGTACTAATACTATTAAAGAGTTTATTGAAACACAAGGTAAAACCAATACTGGAATATTTAAAGAAGTAAATAAAGTTAAAGAACAAATGAAAAAAGAATTTAACTTTACGCAAGCAGAAGTAGATAATTATTTTGCAGTATCAGTTGGTAAAGCAATATTAAACTCGGATCAATTAATTAAAAAAGGAAGTGCTGCACAAAAAGCATTATTATCTGACGAAGTTACAAAATTAGAAACTAAAGCAGAGTTTAAAGCTATCGAAGAAAAAATTATAAAACAAACAACTAGAGTATCTGAGGTAGGTAATAAAGAAGCTGATAAAATTATTCAAAATATTCAAAGACAAATAGTAGGTCAAGCAGAAGTAGGAATACAACAAGCAGAGTTAGCTCTTATTAAAAACTCTCAAGGTTTAATTAAATTAGAAAAATCTTTTGTAGATGATGCAGCAACAAGATATTTAGATGAGTTTGGTGTAACTCTAGATGATACTTACAAAGCCCTTGAATCTCGTATATCGGTTTTAAATAAAAATATAGAAACTGGAGTAATGAAAAATACAACTCCTATTAAATTTAATGTTTCTAATGCTATTAAGATAATAGAAAATGATTTAAAAAAATTTACATTTAAAAGAGGTTTATTTCCTACTAAATTAAAAACTATTGGTAAAAAAACTTCACCAGAAAATGCTGCAAAAATTAAAGCAGAAAATAAATTATTTAAATTATATTCTTTATTTAATGATGCTGGTTTTCAAAGCACTGGTAAAAAACTAAAAGATGTTAAAGAAGGTTTTAAACAATTACAAAAAAAGAAAGATTTAACTTTAAAAGATGTTGTTACTTTAAAAAATGCAGTTAATGTTTTATTAGAAACTACAGAAAACGCAACGTCAATAGGTGCCTTAAAACAGTTAAGTAAAAATATTAATAAAAATATAAGTGAAGCAATAATAGAATCAGGTGATACTAAATTAGCTGCAGAATTTGCGGAACAATTAGAATTATTAAATTTAAAAAGAGCAACTTTCTTTAAAAATTTTGCTGAAGATTTTGGAAGTAGTGCCACTAAAGAAGGCATGGAAAATTTAAAATATAGTAGTGAAAAATTATTTAGTAGATTAGTTAATAATACAGATGTTTCAAGAGCTGAAGCAATGGCTTTTGGTGATTTGATTGAAAAAGGATTAGTTCCTAAAGCTACAACAGAAAGAATTAAACAAGCTTTATTAAGAAATTATTTTAATAAAGTTATCCCGGGTGCTGACAATGTAGCGGAAATGACTCATAAAGATTTTTTTAAAAAGTTTGGTAAAAATTATGAATCACTATTAGGTAAAAAATTATATTCACAAGTTTCTAAAGATTCAGATGGTGTATTTAAAGTTATTGATGAATCAGTAAAAGGAGTAAATGATATAAACGCAACTGTTGCTAAATTTCTTCCAGGTATAGAAAACTGGAGTGTTTTAAGTAATTCAGGACCAGGTGAGATAGTAGAGTTTATTCTTTCTCCAGCTTTTACTAAAACAGCTAATCTTACTAAATTATTAAATGCTTTACCAATTCAAACGGTAAAAGAAATTAGAGAACTTGCTTTAACAAGAATGATGAAAGATGTAACTGGCGAAGGTTTTGTTACTAATAAAGTTGCACAAATAGTAGGAGGAACTCCTATAAAAACAGGAACTATTAATGGTGCTAAAATGAATATTTATTTAAATAATAATAGATCAGCTCTTTTACAATTATATAGTCCTGAATTTTTTACAACTATGAGATCAATGGCTGATGTATTAGAAATGTTACAAGTTCCTACTAAACTAGCTAAAGCAACAGATGTTAGTGTTAAGAAAGCTACAGAAAATGCTGCGTTATTTATTGATATGATTTACGGTCCATTAAACCATAAAAGATTAATACTTAACCGTGCATCAAGATTAATGGATAAGTTTGGATTAAGTCAAGACAACTTAATGTTATTTAATGATTATGGTCTATTTGTTGAAGCTGCACAGAAAAACTTTTTAGCTGGTAACTATCCTAGATGGATGACTAAACTTCCACAAAAAGAAAGAAGTAAATTTTTAGAAACTGCAATGAAAGCAATTAATAAATCTATTGATTTTGCAAATTTTGGATTAAATAGAGGAGCCGGTTTAAGAAAAACATTTTCAGCTAATCCTTTAAGAAATCCGTTAGTTCAAAAAGAATATTTAGAAGATAAAATTGAAGGTGATGATGATCGTATGAAAGACGATGCTGATATATTTTTTCCAATTGACGTTACAGCTAAATATGCAATTAAAGCTTTACAAGCAGTATTTAGTAAATCTAAAGAATTAACTTATGATAAAGTAAGAGATGCTTTAGAAACTGCGGGTGAAACTGAAGATAGAAATATAGAAAAAGAAAAATTTGAAGAGAAGATAAACTAATGAAAAAAACTACAACAGCAATCAGATTAGATAATCACGAAAAGCTTTGTAGAATTATGCAAAAACAAACACACGATAAAATAAATTCTTTAGCAACACAAATTAATAGATTAGAAAAAATACTTATAGGAGCAGCTGCATTAATAATTAGTGGATTAGGAATGACTTTAATAGAATTACTTACATGATTCAAAAAAATAAAGGTTGTCTTTGTGAAAACCTTGCGATAGTCTGGCTACAAGAAAAAGGCTTTTATGTATTTAAAGGAAGTCAAACTCATTCTCCAATTGATTTAGTTGCTGTACATCCTACTACTTTAGATCATCATTTTTTTGATGTAAAAATGGTAGGTAAAAGAAAAGATGGAAGTATTATATCTAGAACAGCTAGAATAAAAGACAAACGAGTACAAATATTATCGGTAGACTTAACAAATAAAAAATGTAGAATAGTTCCTAAAAGGAGTGCCGAATGGAGTTAAGAAAAAAAACAGAAATGATCGTAGTTCATTGTGCTGCAACTAAACCGTCTATGGATATAGGTGCGTCTGAAATTAAAAAATGGCATGTAGATGATAATGGTTGGGATGATATAGGTTACCACTATATTATTAAAAGAGGTGGTCTAGTAGAAGTAGGAAGACCTGAAGCTTTTCAAGGAGCTCATGCACCCGCAGCCAATTCTAAAAGTATAGGTGTTTGTTTAATCGGTGGTATGTCAGAAGATGGAGATGCTGAAAATAATTTTACAATGGAACAATTTTTATCTTTAAAAGATTTAATTAAAAGACTTAAAATGACTAATCCTAATATTGTAGAAATAGTAGGTCATAGCGATATACAAGATAATAAACCTAATTGTCCAGGATTTAATTTAAAAGAGTGGTTGTACAAAGAGGATATTAATGTTCAATAAATTTAAAAATAAAATAATAGATAAAATAAATATAATTTCAAAAATTTTTAATAAAAAACAATGGACTGTTTTAATAGTATTACTTGTTTTATCTATAATCATAGGTAAATAATATGTGGATTAGTATAGCATCTAAACTTGTCCCGGGAATCATTAAAACTGGTATGAGTATAGCTTCTAACAGAAGAAAAACAAGAGAACTTGAATCAGTTGCAGAAATGAAACATGCGGAACGTATGGCCTCAGGCGAGTTAGAATATAAAAAAGCTGTTATTCAAAATAATCAACAAGGATGGAAAGATGAGTTTGTGTTGATATTGGTGTCAGCACCTGTTATGTTATTGATATGGTCTATCTTTTCTGATGATCCAGAAATTATGATGAAAGTAGAAAAATTTTTCGAACAATTTAATAACATGCCTTTTTGGTATCAAGCTTTATTTATCGGTGTAGTTTCAGCTATATATGGTTTAAAAGGCGCAGACATAATGAAAAAACCAAAATGATAAAAAATTGTAACAAATGTAAAAAAGAATTTGAAGCTAAAGAAGAACTAGATATGTTCTGTAGCGATGATTGTAAACAAGAAGCTCTTGCTGATCTAGATAATGATAGTGACGAGTGTTTAAGCTGTCAGTAAATGATTGATAGATTTATATATAATTTTTTTGCAAAACTAGATGATCTTACTATGTGGATGGATAGAATATTTTTTCCACCTAAAAAGAAAAAATTAAAGAAATAACTCTTTCCAATTATCACCTGTAATTTGATCTGCTAATTTCTTTTTAGTACTTAAAGCTTGTAATATTTTTTCATCAATAGTATTAGGACATACGAAGTCAATATAAGTTACACTATCAGTTTGACCTATTCTATGTGCTCTATCTTCTGACTGTAGTCTAACTTCCATGTCATAAGTATTATTAAAATAGATTACAGTTTTAGCTGCAGTTAAAGTTAAACCGTAACCACCAGTTCTAGGTTGACCAATAAAATATTTAATTTCTCCAGCTTGAAATTTTTCAACTATATTTTGTCTTTCTTCTGCTGGAGTATCACCAAAAAATGTAGCAACTTTACTAGCTCCATATTTTTTAGCTAGAGTATCACGAATCAATTTAATTGAATTACGATATGTTGCCCATATAATTACTCCGCCAGTTGTCTCTTCAAGTACATCTAATAGTTCTTGAAGCCTAGAATTAGTTCCTTTTATAATTTCTTCAGTTCCATCGTCATATTTAATAAATCCACATAGTATCTGCTGTAACCTTAATATTCGTGTGATTACGAGAGGCGCAGTCACTAATTTAGACTGTTCTAGTTCTAATATAGCTCTTTTTCTTAATGTGTGATACATCACCTTCTGCTCACGAGTAAGCTCTATTTCTCTTTTTAATCTTATTTTAGGTGGTAAATCTAAACATTCTTCTTTAGTTACCCTAAAACTATGTTCTTCTAATATTTCTTGAAGTTCATCTAATCTTTGATACTCGACAATCTCATCAAAACTATGAGTAGATGTTCTTCTTCTACGCATTACACAAAAAGTATTTCGATAAGCATAGAAACTAGCTTGTAATATAAACTCATCTAGGAAATGCATTTGAGCCCACAAGTCTAATGGACCTTGGGTCACAGGAGTTCCCGTAAGTATTCTTTTATACTTTGCAAGCTTACCTAACTTTAAACAAGATTTAGTTCTTCTTGCAGTTCTATTTTTGATATTACTACTTTCATCAATAGTCCAAAAACAATTAGTAATGTTTAATAATCTATTTAAATAATTTTTACCTTTGTCAGTAGATAGAGCTTCTATATTTATTATAAAAAATTTTAATTTATGAGAAGGATTTAAAAAGTTAGTAAGCGTTTCGATATTAGTTTTAGTTTCACTAGGATTCCATATACATATATCGGTAAAACTTTTTACATCATCTGGCATATGAGTATTAAACTCTGATGCTATCCAATTACGATAGACACCCTTAGGTGCAGCAATAATAGCACAATTAATTTTACCTTCTCTATAAAGATAAGCTATATTATCTATTACTACTTTAGACTTTCCAGTTCCTTGTTCCATAAACAAGGCGTATGATTTTTTATCTTTTGATTTTAAAAAAGCATCATATTGATGTTTATAAGGTTTAGTTTTAAATTTATACTTTAAAAAATCAACTTCATTAATAAATTTAACTTGCATTTAATCTTTCTGTTTTCTAATTATAATTTTACTTTATATAACTTCTATAATATAAGTAAATAATAAAAATGAGAAAGGAGAACATTATGGCTAAAGTTTACATTGTACAGGAAAATCCTAATGTAAATGTCATAGGTGCTGGTCGCTTTGGAGAATTAATTCCTATGTTACCACCCGGAAGACAAATTACTCTTTCACCTGCTCCTGTAGTTAGATTGCTAAAAAATAAATTAAAAGATTTTAGTGATAACGATTTCTTACTTGCAATGGGAGATCCAGTTGCAATTGGAATTGCGTCTATGGCTGCAGCAGATATAAATAATGGAAAAGTAAATATGCTAAAATGGGATAGAGAAAATCAATGCTATTACAATGTAAAGATTGATCTATATCAGAAAGGAGAAAGCAATGAGTAAAGAAAACTGGATATTTGATTCAGTAGAGAAACACAAGAAAAAAGAAAAGTTACCAGAAGGTGGACTAGAAGTAGTTACAGCTATTGGAAATAAACTTGTTGAAAAGAAAAAGAACCTTGCGAAAGAAGAAGAAAGACTTAAAGTTTTGAAAGCTGAAATTCGTGAGATTGAAGAAAAAGAATTACCTGATGCTATGGCGTCATGTAATAATATGACTAGATTTGATTTAGGAGACGGAAGTCAAATTTCAGTTAAAGACGATTTATTTTGTTCTATACCAGAAGATAAAAGAGCAGGTGCTCTTAAATGGTTAGAAGAAAATGGTCATAGTGAACTAATTAAACATGATGTTAAAGTTAGTTTTGCTAAAGGCGAGTATGATGAAGCTGATAAACTAATTGAGGTTTTAAATAAAAATTTTAAAAATATACCTTATGATGAAAAATCTTCAGTTCATGCTGGCACACTAAAAGCTTTTGCTAAAGAAAGATATAGTTTAGGTGAAACATTACCTGAAGAATATTTTTCTGTATACGAAGCCAGTATAGCAAAAGTTAAACTCGGAAAGGAGAAATAAAATGGCAGA